CGCTGAAAAAGCTCAGGCAGAAGCCGAGCAAAAAGCAGCTCAAGAAGAAGAAGTTAAGCAAGCAGTTGTAACTGGCGTTGAGTCAGGCACTGAAAAGCTTATGGAAGATGTTCAGAAAGAGCTAAATGCTCGTAACGCTGACATGGAAGAAACTCTTGCTAAGTATAAGAAAGAGTTGGAAGAGAAGTCTGACGAGATCGCTAAAATGCGTGACTCTAAGAGAGTATTTGCTGATCGTGCTGAAAAGACCGATATTAGCAAGTGGGGTCAAGATTTCTTAAACGCTCACATGCTAGGTGTAATGACTCGTAAGGGTTGGGACACAGACTATGCTCGTGACATCCAAGAAAAAGCAGGTATCAACTACACTGCTAACGCAGCTGACATCGACCAAGAAGTTGCTTCTCTTATAGAGAAGGAAATTCAAAATGAACTGAAAGTAGCGGCACTGTTCCGTGAAATCCCAGTAAATGGTGCAGCGACTGTGCTACCGATTTCCGTAGACGTTGAGCCTGCAGTATTCGCAACGAATGCTACCTCAGGCAACTTGGAAAATCGTGGTGCATCAGATGCTACTTACAAGCCTAAGCAAGTCATCTTGAATGCTTATCGTTTGATTTCAAGCACCTTTATGGACAACGAAGTCGACGAGCAAGTACTCATCAATTTGATGCCTATGCTTATCGAAGGTGTAGCAAGAGCACATGGACGTGCTGTTGAAAACGCAATCTTGAATGGTAATTCAAGTGCGCCTTCTGGCTTAACAGACTTTGCAGCAGAACACGTAGGCGGCCGTCGTGATATTTCAGATGGTGACGTAGTTACTGCAACTAACCTCCTTAATATGCGTAAGGAAATGGGTAAGTATGGCCTTAACCCAGCAGACGTAACTTACATAGTTAGCTCAGCTAGCTACTACGATCTGTTGTCAGATTCTGCCTTCCAGACACTGGATGAAGTAGGATCAGATTTGGCGGTACGAGTAACTGGTACCATCGGAGCCGTATTTGGATCTCCGGTTGTAGTATCAGAAGAATTCCCTGCAGATAATACTGCTGGTAGCGAAGCAGCATACGCTGTTTACACCAGAAACTATGTAGTACCACGCCTCCGTGGTGTACAAGTTGAGCAGGATTACGAAGTGATGAACCAGCGACGAGTAATTGTTGCTACTCAATCACTTGGATTCGAAGAAATCGTAGCAGGTGCTGGATCAGACCAGCCTTCAGTTGCGATCAAGTTCGTAGCGTAATAACTACCCAGCAACTTGGGAGGGCTTCGGCCCTCCCGGGTTCTTACTAATTTACTTATGGCAGATTTAGTTACATTATCAGATTACAAAGATGCGGAAGGAATTGGAAGTCCGAAGGATGACTTACGAATTTCTCGTATTATACCTTCTGTGAGTGAATTAGTAAAAACCTATTGTGCAAATACATTTGTAGATTTTGTTTCTTCAGATAAAACTGAAGAATTTGATATTTATTGGGACACTTTTGCTGTACAGCTTACTGAAAGTCCTGTAATATCTATTACTTCAGTACAAGAAAGGAGTGGTTATGATCAAAGTTACACTACGCTCACTACAGGAGCGTATGAATTTTATCTTGATAAGCGTACCGACAGTGTTATTAGAACAAATGAGTCTGGTACTCGTCTTAATTGGAAGCAAGGCGTTGGCGCTGTAAAAGTTGTTTATCGAGCGGGATATTCATCTACCCCTGATGATTTAAAGTTAGCAGTATTTGACTTAGTTACATATTACTTAAAAGATGAGCATAAAGAGAGAAGAACTCTTGGCGGAGCATCTATACAAAATCAAAGCTCTACTACTCAAAGAGATAATGTTGCATTTCCTGACCATATCAAAAGAGTACTAGACTTATATAAAAACTTTTAATGGCTCAAAAAGAATTAACAAGTTTACTTTTAGATATACAAAAGAAAGTAAGGGATTCTTCAGAAATATATAGACACTTTGAGTCTGATAAAAGAGCACATTTTATAACACTAATTGAGCAGCAAGTAACAGCAGATGTAAGAAAAGCTGTTGCAGCTGCAATGAATAGAAAATTTAAAGATGTACCTACACATATAAAGCAAGCTATTACAGCAGGCTCAAAAAATATGTTTGATAATTATGTTGAAGCATTACGGCCAGAAAACTTTTTATCCAAACAAAAAATATATGAAACTTCAGATTATGAAGTTTCCGGCAGAAGAGGCAGTAGAATATTAACTGTAGTATTTGCCACAAAACAAGGCCAAGATGCAAAAGGCCCTTTTAGTGCTTTTAAGAGTATAAAGCAGGCAGCACAAAAAGATTTTAAAGATGAACTAAATAATCTTTTAAAAGGTGCCGGTGTTGGAATGAGAGAAGTAACAAGTAGATCCGGTAATACTAGGCTACTTGAACCAATTGATAAAAACGATTTTCTTGATATTGGACATATGGGCAACTCTGCAGTTCAAAGACAAAGAGTTGCTGAAGCAAGAAATATGCTTGTAGATGGATTTGAAGCTTCTCCCAATTCAGTAGTAAGAAACTATATAAAACAACTTCGAGGAAGTTTACAGTTTGTTTTAGATAGAATGCCTAGACCTGAGAAAGGTGGAAAAGAAGTTTCTGAAGTAGGGCTAGAGTTTAGTGGAGATAATAGAGAAGCTGCAGATATTCCTGAGGTTTATCAGCAGTTAGAGGCAGATTTAGAAGCGGCAATACTTGCTGTAAGTCTTGATTTTGCAATGGAGCCTGCCTCCCCTTCTTTTGTTGATACGGTAGAGCAAGATGTAATTAATCAATTTGCAAAAATGCCGGGCAGAAAAGTAGGTTTAAAAAAGAAATCTACAAAAAGACCGCGAAGAGATGCAGAAACTAAACCGAAGGTTCCAGCAGCCTCTGTAGGACAAGTTTTAAAAGGGGCTACAAAAACAGGGCCAGTACAGTCAGGAAAAAGAGAGCAAAGAAAACAGTCTCCCATAAATCTTATGACTTTGATAAATTCAAAGTTACCACAAACAGTAAGAAAGAATATGGGGTTTCCTGCACTAGAAAATAGAACGGGAAGATTTGCTTCTTCTCCTAGAGTACTAGATGTTTCACAAACACCGGCAGGATTTCCAAGTGTTGGATATACCTATGAAAGACAGCCCTATGGAGTATTTGAAGCATCTAGTGGTAGTAGATTTGCTGATCCAGATAGAGATCCAAGAACTTTGATTGATAAATCAATACGAGAGATCGCAGCAGAAATGGTAACAGGTAGATTATATACTAGGAGAATTTAGTGAGCACAAGAACATATACTTCAAGACGAGCAAATATATTGCGCTCTCTTACTGAGAAGTTGAAAGATATTGATGGTTCAGGTGCTTTTCTTAGTGATCTGCAAAATAATGTTCATCCTCGATTAAAATTTTGGGATGAAGTAGTAGAGTTTCCTGCCATTCATTTAAATGCAGGAGCAGAAACAAGACAATATCAAGCAGGTGGATATAAAGATAGATTTTTAAGTGTAACAATTCGTTGTTATGTACAAGATGAAGAAGATGCTACTGAAGCATTAAATTTATTAATGGAAGACATAGAAACCGTAATAGAAGATAATTCAAGACTCGAGTATACAGACAGTCAGAATAATACTTTTAATACTCAACAGATCACAATAGTTAGTATAAATACTGACGAAGGTGTACTTGAACCGTTAGGTGTTGGAGAGTTAGACATCGAGGTTCGATATTAGAAAATACTGGCACGAACAAAAGTTCACGTCCAAGTCTTTTCAAGTTTCATAGGAGAAAACTATGGCTACAAATTTGTTTTTTAGTCGCGATACTAAAGTATACATCGAGGTAACTAATGGAGTTTTTGAAATTCCTGTGCTCGATGGGTTTAGCTTTAGTCAGGCTAATAACTCAACAGAAGTAACACTCGCGGAGATGGAATCTTCTGCCGGTGTAAGTAAAAGGGGACGAAGAGTATTTAACGATTCACTTGCTCCTGTAGAGTGGAATTTTTCTACCTATGTTCGTCCTTTCAAGACTGCTGGTACTAATGTTTCCGGCAATGCAAATAAAAACAGCAACGCAAATCATCACGCAGTAGAGGAAGTGCTTTGGGCTATGTTTGTTGGTGATGCAGCTTACACAGCTACATCCAGCAGTGCAGACCCTTCATTTACGGGATTAACTACAGATACTAATGATTTGGATATTGCTTTTACAAATTCAAATAAATCAACTCTGGGAACTGCAAATATTTACTTTTCTTTAGATGATGCTAATTCTGACAGAAAAGTTTATAAATGTACTGACGCGGTTGTAAACGAGGCTTCTATTGATTTTGATATTGATGGAATTGCAACAATTAGTTGGTCTGGTTTTGCTTCTACTCTTGTCGAAGCCAGTCAGCCTACTAGAACTGTATTTGAAGCGATTAACTCGACCAATAACTATATTAGAAATCGACTAACGCAACTTACAATTACTGCTGCTGATCCTGTTACTTTCCCTGGTAATCAAACTACAGTTACAGGTATTACTAAAGCAAATCCGGCCGTAGTAACTGCAGCGGCACATGGTTTTACTAATGGTGATACTGTTGGTTTTAATGGCACCTCTAGCTTAACTGTAGGAGGCGTAGACATTATAAAGAATGCTGATGGTACGGGTAAAACATTTACTGTTGCAAATGTAAGTACAAATACTTTTGAACTTTCAGGATTAAATAGTACTTCCGCTTCTGGAACTTTTAGTGGAAGTCCAACAGTCGGAGATGGAGATTATAGCCTTACATTGACTGGTGGAAGTATGACAATGACAAATAATATTACATACTTGACTCCAGAAACAATTGGATCTGTAAACTCACCCATCGGACATGTAACAGGTGCTCGATCAATTAGTGGGGCTTTTACTTGTTATCTAGCTTTTGATACTACAGATAATGATGGAACTTCTACTGATTTCTTCAACGATATGACTTCTACAACAGCGAAGACTAAAGTTGTAAATAGTTTTGCTACTAAGTTCGCGGTAGGTGGAACCTCTGCCTCTCCAAGACTAGAGCTAGACTTCCCTACGGCTCACTTTGAGATTCCTTCTCATAGTATCGAGGATGTTATTTCCGTTGAAACAACCTTCCAAGCATTGCCCTCTACCATTGATAACACCAATGAAGCAACGCTTAAATATGTAGGAGTAACTCCTAACTAATCAAAAAGGGGCTTCGGCCCCTTTTTTCTTTCACCTCTTAAAAATATTTCTTGACATTTATACTTGTGTCGAGTAGAATATACGTTATCTAAATTATTGATTTTACGAGGATTTTTTCATGACCGATACGCCCGTTTCTTTAGCCAGTCTTATGACGCCAAGCAAGACTGTTGCAATTGACTTTCCTGGTTATACAGGATTTGAAGTTGATTTATGTTATTTGGCTAGAGAGGAACTAATTAAGCTTAGAAAAAAATGTATAAAAACTAAGTGGGATAAAAAGACTCATCAACCGCTTGAAGAGCTAGATGATGATAAATTTCTTGTAGAATACACAAAAGCAGTTTTAAAAGGCTGGAGAGGTCTCAAATATCGTTACCTAGAAGAGCTTCTTTTGGTAGATATAGGAAGTCTGAGTCCGGATGATGAGCTGCCCTTTACTCAGGAAAATGGAGAGTTGCTTATGAAAAATGCAACTTCATTTGATACCTGGGTTACAGAAACAGTAGGAGATTTAGAAAATTTTACTGGGAACAAGTAGAAGCTACAATAGCACTACTTGAGCGTTATGTAAAAGAATCCTCATCAAACTTTGATGTAAAAAAGTATTTGATGCTTTGTGAACAGCTAGGACAAGACCCAGATCCGAATAAAATGCCGCTGGAGGCTTCTGCGTTTCCGTATGAAGTTCAGGTGGCATTTTTTATGTTTGACCTTTTATCAGATCGCTGGGATGGAATGTCAGGAACTTATCTCGGAAAAGATTGGGTTCTGCAGATTTTTTATTCAAGACATATAACTTTGATGTGCATAAAAAAGATGTTATTTATTTTGCTAAATTGTATGAAAACTTAATAATTTCAGATAGAATGCAAAAACAAAAAGCAAAAGAAAAGCGAGCAAAGAGTACTAAATAGTGGCAAAGAAAAAACAAATATTTATTGATGTAGTTGTTGATGATAAAGGCACAACTCAACGGCTTGCTGTCGACTCCGGAAAACTAGAAAAAGCTTTAATTAAAACAAATAAAGGCACACTAGATACTCAGCGTCAGATGAGAGGCGCTGCCTCAATGTCTTCAAACCTTACTAAAAACTTTAGTAAGATGACACAAGGAATTAGTGGTGGAATTGTTCCTGCCTACGCAGAACTTGCTGCTCGCGTATTTGCTGTTACTGCGGCTTTTAGATTTTTATCCGATGCTGCCGATACTCGAAATCTTATCGCTGGTCAACAAGCGTTTGGCGCAATGATGGGAACTAACTACGCAGGAATTACAAAAGCACTTCAAGATGCAACTGCTGGTCAGCTCAAGTTTAAAGATGCAGCACAAGCAACAGCTATAGGTACTGCAGCAGGTCTTACTGAAAAACAACTCACAGGTTTAGCAGGAGCAGCAAAAAATGTTTCTTTTGCACTTGGAAGAGATTTAACAGATTCATTTAATCGTTTGATTCGTGGTGTTACAAAAGCAGAACCAGAACTTTTAGATGAATTAGGTATTATACTACGTCTTGAGACTGCCACAAAAGAATATGCTGCCTCTATAGGAAAAACTGCAAAAGATTTGAATGCTTTTGAAAGAAGTCAAGCAGTTGCTAACTTTGTTCTCGATGAAGCCGAGAAAAAATTTGATAAGATAGCAAAAATAATGGATGAAGATGCTTTTGCTATTTCTCAGTTTGGTAAAGCTTTTGACGATCTTTTAAATACTCTCCGAGTAAATATAGTTCAAGGAATAACTCCTGTGATTCAATTTTTATCAAAAAATGTTGGATCTCTTGTAGCTGTATTTGGATTACTAGCCCTGCCGCTTATTCGCTCTATAATTCCTAATTTAGATAACTTCAGTGAGGCTGCAAAAGAAGCCGCAGAAGATGCAAGCAAGTTTGCTGAGTCTGCCCAAAAAGATTTTGATAGACTTTCTGCAAAAGCAGCAACTCTAGGTGCAAGCCAAAAAGAAGTTGCAAAGCAAGCAGATAATTTAGCAAAATCTGCAGGAGTAACTGGAAAAGGGGCAGGAGCAAATACAGCAAGAGGATTTATTGCAGGTTCTGGACAGCCTACAGCTCGTGGACGAGCAAATGCTGATAAGGCATTAAGAAATGCAGAAGCACAGTTAAGAAATCATGCAAAAGTTCAAAAAGGAATATTTAAAGGCATGGATGCTGCTCAGGTTAAATCTGCTCGAGCAGCTTTTCAGATGCGAGAACGAATTCTAAAGAAGCATGAAATGGTTGTTCGTAGAAGTGCTGCGGGCATGAAAATAACCATGGATAAGTTTTTTGCAGGGATTCAAGTTAAGTCTGCTAAAGCTTTTGGATTTATGGCTCGTCAAGCAAAAAGAGCTGCAAAAGTAATTGATTTTGCTTTTAAGGGAGCAGGTTTATTAGGTTTAGGTTTATTACTTTTTGATCTAGGAAAAATGGCTATGGATGCTTTCTTTCCAATGAGTAAAGCTGCTAAAGCTGCTCAGGACGAAATAGAAGAGCTAACAAGTAAAACTGACGAATTAAACAGGCACTTAGGAAAAGTAAATGAACTAAGGGCAGAAGAAGGACTGCTTACATATACTGAAAGTTTGACACAAGTAGGTAATGCAGTTAAACAAGCAAATCTTGAAGATTTAATTTCACAAATTAACAGCTTAGATAAAAAGACAAAGACAAAAGGATTTAAAGAGTATAAAGAAGGTATAATCACTACTATAGATAATTTAACAAAGTTAGATCCAGAATTTGCGCGTCTTGGAAAAAATATAGCAGAAAATGGAGACGTTAGCGAAAAGGACATAGCTATTCTGCGAAAAAGAGCAAGCGAGTTAGTTACTACTAGCGATGCTACTCAGCAACTTGCACAAGCAAGTAAAGATACCACAAAAGAAATAAATAGTATAACAGGAGCAATAGTTAAGTTACCTTTACAAAGTTTGGTAAATCAACTTGAAAAAGAATATCAACTTAGACTAACTGTATCTGCTGCTTTTGATACTCCTGAGTTTGAAGCAAAGCTAGATGAAGCCCAGAAAAAATTAGAAGAATTAGAAAAGAAAAGAAGCGGACAAAACTATTCTACTGTTCAAGTAACTACAAGGGGCCGCAGAGGTCGAAGAACTTCAAGTAAACAAGTAGCTACTGGTCCGGCTTTTGCAACCGAAGAAGATAAAGCAGCCGTAGAAGCACAACAAGCAATAGTTGATGGTTTAAACGATGAAAAAAACGCAGCAAAGAAAGCTCTTGATATTGCAAAAGAAAGACGAAGACTTGCATCTATTACTCAAGCAGAGCTTCTAAAC